ACCAGAGTAAAGGTGGATTTTGGATGGGAATGACCATAGCGTCCATCGCTGGGGGATTTCTCACTTGGGCTGCACAACATTGGAGTAGGTGATGATAGACCCTGTTAGCGCGTTTGCCTTAGCAACTGGCGCATTCAACATGATTAAGAAGGCTGTTGAGGCTGGAAGAGAGATTGAAGATTGCGTTGGCTACTTCGGCAAGTTCTTTCAGGGTGTTAGTGACATCAACAAGGCAGAGGAAGAGGCTAAGAACCCTCCTCTGTTTCGTAAGCTGCTCAGTGGAGGTTCTGTAGAGGAAGAGGCTTTTCAGGCTGTAGTCCATAAGCAGAAGGTGCAGCAGATGGAGAATGAGCTGCGAGAGCTTATAACCTATCGCTACGGTGTGGAGACATATAGAGAGATGCTCCAGATGCGTAGGCAGATAAGAGAGCAGCGAGAGAAGACAATTTATAAACAAGCAGAGAGGCGCAAAGCTCTCCTGTGGAACTCACTTGCCATTGGTATTGTATCAGCAGGTATTGGTATTATATGGTGGCTCATTGTGTTAATGATTGATATGAAGGGTGGTTAATATGCCATTGAAGAAAGGTAAGAGCGACAAAGCTGTCAGCTCAAATATCAGTATGTTGGTTAAAGAGGGTCGCCCACAGAAGCAAGCAGTCGCTATCGCTATGAGCAAGGCTGGGCGTAAGTTGCCTGAGCGTAACCAACGGGCTAAAACTAACAAGGGGAAGAAGTAATGGCTATTGAATCTCGTGAAGAAATTATGGCTAGGTTGAACAACCCTTATGGCTATGCGCCTGCACAACCTAAAGCTGCTTCTGATTTCACAAACTATGTTTTGAAATTAATGGAGGAACCTAACCCACAAGGCGGGATGATGACGGATGCTGAGGCATACCGTGCTGACCCCTTACGCAGACAGAATGCTATTAACGCATCACTGGATGAAGCGCTGAAGAAGAAACAAGCTGAAGAGGCTGCTAGGGCTGCTGGTGGTATGGGTATGATGGGTAGTGTTAGTGGTGAAAGTGGTGGGGGTGTTCCTTTAACACAAGAGCAAATAGATTTCTTGGGTAGAGAAACACCAGAAGAACGGTATGCACGTATCACTGGTGACTGGTTTGGTTTAAAGCCTATGGGAATGATGATGCTTGACCCAATAGCAACTTTCTTAACGTATCCTAAACAAGACCCATCAAATGTTATTGTTGAGACACGAACAGGTAAAACACCAGCACAGATTGCCCAAGAACAGCGTGAAGCAGAGGCAGCGGCTGTGGCTGCTCGTGCTGCTGAAATAGCTCGTCAACAACAAATCTCTATAAACGCTGACCCTTATACACAAGTTCCTTTCACTTCTGCTGACTACTACACCCCTCAAGATCGTAGTTCTTACAGTGATTATCAAGGTGCTGGTCAGTCTCAAATGGATAGGTCTTTACAGACACAATCGGATTTCTACGGATGAAACACTCAGTAGGTAAACAACTCACAGCGGGTGTTGCCAATACAATCTTTGAAGTCCCACAGGGGTATAAGGCAGAGGTGGATTTGTTATTTATTGCTAACCTTGACGCTAACAACAAGACTACCACAGCTTATTGGCAACACGCTCACGATATTAACCACAAGATTAAGATTATTGACTTGTACCCAATGTCTTCTCATAGTTATTTACAGTTTAGTAATGGGTCTATTGTGATGCAACAAGGGGATTCTTTTGTTATTCAACCACAAGAGGGTGCAACTCAAAGTTGTATCATCACGTTTGACCTAAGAAAAGAGCTAAATACTGTTGCTTTTGATGGCGAATAGGCTTGACAAAACTGGTAATCTGTGGTATAATAGCAACAAAGGAATAAATAAATGACATACTTAGAAATTGTCAATGCTGTAATGCGTAGGCTTCGAGAAAGTGAAGTATCTACGGTTCAGGGGTCTGGTAACTCCAATAGCTACGCTCGTCTGATTGGTGACTTTGTTAACGAGTCAAAGAGCCAAGTAGAAGCAGCGTGGGACTGGAGTGCTTTGCGTAATACTCTAACAGTTACAACAGTCGCAAATGTATTTAACTACGAACTCAACGGTGCTAAATCAAACTCTAAGTTCTTAGATATTTGGAACGATACAAGCAACATTGAGATGCAGATGAAGGACTCTAGGTGGTTTACACAAGAGTTTTTGATGGCTGATCCACAGGTAGGTATCCCTAATTTCTATAACTTTAACGGTGTTAGTTCTGATGGTGATATTCAAGTAGACATCTATCCTATCCCTGATGGTGCTTATGCTCTTCGGTTTAACCTCACACAGCGTAATATTCCACTGTCATTGGATACAGATGTAACTGTCCTACCTACTCGCCCTATCATCCTGTTAGCCACAGCAATGGCTATTGAGGAACGTGGTGAAGATGGTGGTCAACAAAGTATAAACGCCTACGCTGCTGCTCAGTCGGCATTGGCAGATGAGATTGCTTTCGATGCTGCTCGTCACCCAGAGGACACTATTTGGTATAGCGTATGAAACAACTACAAACAATCTCTGTTGTCTCACCCGGCTTCTACGGGCTAAACACACAGGATAGTAGTGTTACTCTTTCCACTAACTTCGCCCAGACCGCTGACAACTGTATCATTGATAAGTTTGGTCGGTTAGGTGCTCGTAAAGGTTGGGAGCAAAAGACTACTACTGGTGTTAGTGAGCTAAACAACGCTAATATCGAAATGTTGGCTGAACACGTTAATGCTGATAACACTGTTGTTACCTTGAGTGCAGGAAACAATAAGTTATTCACAGGCGGTGTTAGTGCTGTTTTGACTGACGTTACCCCTAGTCTCTATACCATTACAGAAAATAACTGGAAGGTAGCTACTCTAAACGACCATGCTATGATTGTGCAAGCTGGTCACGAGCCTATCATCTACACTGAAAGTGCATCCCCTGTAACTCAGACAATGACTGATTATACGGGTGTTACTCAGAGTTATGGCTCTAGCTTTCCTCGTGATGTGTTAGCTGCCTACGGTCGTTTCTGGTCACATGATGGGTCTACAGTTTACTGGTCAACAGATATTGCTGACACAGCGTTTCCAGCCTTTAATGGGGGCACTAGCGGCACTTTAAACATTGCCTCTGTACTACCCAACAACGTGGACACAATAACGGCTATAGCGGCTCATAATGACTTCCTAATCATCTTCTGTTCTCGTAACATTGTTATTTATTCAGGTGCTAGCGACCCTCTTGGTAACTTCCAACTGAATGATATTATTGCTGGTGTTGGTTGTGTAGCCCGTGATTCTGTCCAAAGCACTGGTGGTGATTTAATCTTTTTGTCAGATACTGGTGTCCGCAGCTTAGGTCGTTTGTTACAAGAAAAGTCATTGCCTATGCGTGACTTAACCCGTAACGTGCGCGATGATTTGATTGAGACAATGGGTACTGAGCTAGGTATTGTAGGCACATACGACAAGGTACGAAGTGTTTACTCAGAGGTTAACGCCTTCTACTTGCTGTCCTTCCCATCAGCTTCTACGATTTATTGTTTAGATATGCGTCAGGCACTAGAGGATGGTTCTGCTCGTGTTACTGTCTGGTCAACTAAGACTACAGCTTTCCTACGTAATCGTAACCGTGATGTGTTATTAGGTAAAACAAATGGCATTGGGTTGTACACTGGATACCTAGATAATAACACACAGTATCGTATGCGCTACTTCTCTAACTATATGGATATGGATAATAGTTCCATGACCAAGATTGTTAAGAAGGTGTCAATCACTGTTGTCGGTGGTAGTGGACAAGACTTTGTTATTAAAGTTGGATACGACTACATTGGTAATTCATTCTCTTATCCTTTTATTATAAATGAAGGTGTTGGTAGTGAATACGGTATCTCAGAATATAACATTGCTACTTATACTGTAGGTACGTTACTAGACAAAGTTAACGCACAAGTGCAAGGTTCAGGTAAAGTAATACAGATTGGTTTTGAAGCTAATGTCGAAGGAAGTGAAATTAGCGTTCAGAAGTTGGATATGTTTGTTAAAACAGGAAGGATTAGCTAATGTCTAATTATACGAAGCTAACAGATTTTGCGGTAAAGGATACGCTTCCTACAGGCAACGCTGCTAAGATTGTTAAGGGAGAAGAGATTGATGATGAGTTTAACGCCATCGCCACTGCTGTTGCGTCTAAATCAAACACAGCCTCTCCCACTTTCACAGGGACGGTTACTATCCCAACACTTAGTGTAAGTACTGTAACAGGAACAACTATCACAGCAACAACTATCAGCGGTGCTACTCTTAGTGGTGTTACTGTTGACGGTGGTACTTATTAAGGAAATAACATGGCAGGTCCTTTAGATTATATTAACGCAGCGGCTAACTTATGGGGTGGTTATAAATCATCTAACCAAGTTCAGGATGCTGCTGCTCAGGCGGCTGCGGCTAACGTAGAGGCAGCGAAGATTGCTGCTGATGCTGCTCAGTTTAAACCGTATGCTATTTCCACTGGTTTTGGTTCTAGCTACTTTGACCCCAGTAAAATGCAAGCGGGGTATGAACTAGACCCCCTGTTATCTGCTTTCCGCAACAAGATGTATGGTACAGGTGCGGAGTTTCTAGGTCAAATTGAAACAGACCCACAAGCGGCAGCACAACAGTATTATAACCAACAACAGGCGTTAATGGCTGGTGGTCGAGGTGCTGAGGATATTGCCCTACGTCAACAACAGCTTCAGTCAGGGCGTATTGGGTTAGGGTTGTCAGGCGCAGCAATGGGTGCTGGTGCTGGTACAGGGTATGTTAACCCACAGCAATACCAACAGCAACTAGCTCGTTCAATGGCTGACCAACAACTAGCTGCTCAGTCAACACAGCTTGCACAGGCTGACATCGACCGTGCCATCTCTCGTGGTACTGGTATGCTTCAGACTGGTTTGGGTATTGAAGAGTATGGTTTACGTCCTCTCACCATCGGTGCTGACATTGGCTCTAAACAGGCAGTGTCGGGTGGTAACCAAGCACAAGCTCTATTAAGCGGTGGTCAAGCTGCTGCTAACGCAAACCTTGCTGGTGCTATTGCTGGTGCTCAGGCGTTGCAAGGTGGTATTAAAGGCTTTACAGGTTTGTTTAAGGGGTAATTATGGCTACTGAAAATTTAGGATTATTTGGTGATATGCAAAGCCCCCAACAACTACAACAGAATTATCTGTCTGGGTTGATGGTGTCCCCTGCCCAAATGGGTCAACAAGGGCTATTGCAACAACTAATCTCGACAGGCGCTAACGCTGGTGCGATGATGGGTTATGGCGGCGGTCGCCTGTTAGGTGGTAAAGTTGCTGGCGAAACTGAAGCTCAATATTTGGATGAGGCTGTTAAAGCTGGAAGTGCTGTTAAAGGTACGCCGACTGAGAAGATGAAGGCTGTAGCTGAATATTTAGCTGATAAACCTGGCATGGGTGCTCAACATCTGAAAGCTGTCAAAGAAGCTCGTAGGATGGAAACTGAAGACCTCGCTATGAAACGTGGTCAAGTTGGTTTAGAGACTGAAATGTTTAGTCTAGACAGAGCTAAAGTATTGGCTCCCATAGAAGCACAACGTGCTCAGCTAGGTGTTGAAATAGATACAGAAACTCTTGACAAAGCGAAAAAGATTAACCCAAGTCTGATTGCACAAGCTGAAATGGCTGTTAAACGAGATGAGATTAATCTTGATGTTGTTAAGAATAATCTTGAAAAAGCTCAGTTTGAATTAAAAAATGAGAAAGATTTAGCCCCTGATCGTAAAAAGCTATTAGAAAATCAAGTAGCAATGGCTGAGTTTACATTAGGTGCGGCTAAAGCCTATGAGCCTGTTAAAGTGGCTGAGGCACAAGCTCGGTTAGATTCGCTTAATCGAGAAGCTAGCCTTGCTAAAGCATTAGGTGCATTACCTGACAATGCAACAGACGCTCAAATCAGAGCAACTATTCGCCAAAATGGTGGTGATCCTAAAGTTATCCTCCAAGACATTACTCGTGTTGAGAATGCTCGGTTACAAAAAGAAGCAAAACTAGAAGCCGCTAAAATTGCGGCAGATGCAAAACAAGCCGCGCTTGATATGAAGTTATCCCAGATGCCTAAAGATGTTGCTGAGAGGGTTTCTAACAATATTGGTTTGAATGATGGTGTTAGCCGTATTGAAAACTTAGTTAAACAAGTTAACGATGGTAAAGTTGACTTAACAATCCTAGGTACGAATTTTTATAAGGCTAATGCAATTTTTGGTAATCGTATTAAAGGTAGTGAAGTAGCTGCTGAAATTGACGCTCAGATCAGAACACAAGCTAACCTGATGTTGCAAGCCGCTAAGGGTACGCAGACTGAAGGCGATGCCCAACGAGCTTTTGATGCTATCATTACCAATTTGGAAAAATATTCTAATGACGGTGTTAAAGCAGCGTTAGTTCGTTTACAAGAATCACAGAAGTTGCGTATTAAGGAAAATAACGAATACGCTAGATTACGTGGTTATCGGCAGGAAGATTTTAATCAATCAGGTTCTCGTAAACCACTTTCAGAGTTTGATCAATAAGGAATTAACATGGCATTTGATGTAAAAGCAGCTAAACAGGAAGGATACAGTGATGCTGATATTGCTGACTATTTAGCTAAACAAAAAGGCTTTAACGTAAAAGCCGCTAGAAAAGAAGGATACTCAGATGCTGAAATTGTTAATCACCTGAGTGGACAACCTGCTGAAGTTGCACCTGATGTTAATGAGTCTAGAGCTGAAACTGAACGCCTCTTAGCACAACCAGTACCAGTACAACCCCAAGCTAGTCCTTCTGTGATGGAGCAGATGTTTGGCTTGGGTAGTCCTACTGCTCGTGTTATTAAAGGCGCGGTTGTTGACCCGTTATTGGCTATTAACCAGATGGCTGCTCAGGTATTTCCTGAAGTTATTACACAGAAAGCAAATCAGTTAGTTAACAAATATGAGCAAGCAACCAACGAAGCCCGTGGCTCTACCTCATTTGACCCATATCAGCTTGCTGGAGGCATTTTAAGCCCCGCTGCTAAGCTTTCTTTAGGTACTAAGGGGGTAGGTGCAGGTAAGTATATTAAAGGCGCAGCAGAGGGTTTAATCGCTGGTATGGCGCTAACACCCGTTCAGGTTCAGGAAGATGACTACGCTACTCAGAAGTTGATTCAGGGTGGCTTAGGTGCTATATTGGGTGGTGGCATACCTATGACAATCGATGCCGCTAAGATGGCTGTTCGTATTATCCAGTCTCTCCCTATCTCTGAGGCAGCTAAACAACGGGCGTTACAGAAGTATGTTGGTAATTTGATTGATCGCCCCGGTCAACCTATTGATGAGTCTCGTGCGGCTGTTACAGGTGCTTTGGAAGGGGCTGAACAAATTGTTCCAGGCAGTCGTTTAACAGCGGCTCAATCTTTGGCAGAGACACCAGAGGGTGCTAGGCTTATTCGAGAGCAACAACGTGTAGAAGCTATCGATCCTGCTACGTTTAAAGCTATTGAACTCCAGAATCAACAGGCTCGTCAACAGGAGTTAACAAATGTCTTTGGTTCTGAGGCTGACTTAGCGGCGGCTCAAGCGGCTCGGACAGCAGAGACAGCTCCTTTGCGTGAAGGTGCTCTACGACAAGCTGACGTTTATGGTGAGAATGTCCCCCGTCTTCAGGCTGACATCGAGGCTCGACAGTTACAGGGTGGTGGGTTAGCTGACGAAGCGGCAGCAATGCAACGTGCTGAGCAGCAGATTCAACAACAAGCTGGAGCATGGACACCTGTTCCCGGTATGCCTAGATTTCCAGGTCGTTACCACCCACGTATTGAGGAAGGCGTAGCTCGTTTAAGAGAGGCAAAGACTTATGGTTCCGCTAATGCTCAGAAGCAAGCTGAAGCTCAGTTTAAGCATATGCAGATGAAGAGTGTTACAGATGAAGGCTTTTACCCGCTGGAGTCTGCAAGCATTATTAACCGCGTGGATAAGTTGCTGTCAACCCCCGGAACTCAGTCTAACAGCTTGTTACGGTCTTCTCTGTCAAGCTTACGTCAAAAGTTGGAAGCGTACACTGACCCTCGCACAGGTATTATCAAAAGTGATGACTTGTACAACTTACGTAAAGAAGTAACAGACGATATTAAGACATTCTTGACTGCTAGCGGTAATGCTAGTTTTGGTGCTAGTGCTACAAAAGCAGAAACAACAGTTAAGCGAATGTTGGATGACGCTATTGAGAAAGCATCAGGTACTGGTATGTGGAAGGAATACCTGACTAAATTTGCTGAACACTCTAAGAAGATTGATCGGATGAAAGTGGGTCAAGCATTGAAAGATAAGCTTGGTGATGGCTCATTAGGTGACACCGAAAAAGCTGGTTCGTTTGTTACGGCAATCAATAATGCCATGCAAACCATTAAGCGTGAGACAGGTGTTACTCGTTACGAAAAGATGGAGGACTTCCTATCCCCAGATCAGATAAGTGCTGTTAATCGTGTTAGGGCTGATTTGAACAGGGCACAGAAAGCTACTGATCTGGCTAAAGGTGTACAACAAGCTGAAGAAGTTTCTTTTGAAGGAATTAAGAAAATGCCAGCATTGATTAATGCAGCGTTATCTTTTACTCGTTCTGTGTTAGCTTCTTTAGCCCGTGGCTCTCAAGCTGAGTTTAACACAAAGATTGCTCAACTTATGGCTGATCCGCAGAAACTGTCTTTATTCATTAAATCATTACCACCAAAGCAGATGGATAAGTTTGCAGAAGCGTTGTTGGCTAAAATGAATGATCAGAATAGGAATGCTTTCATAGAGTTGATCAGACCTACTCAAGAGTCGGTTACTCGTGGAACTGCTTCTGAGGTTTTACGTAGAGCAGGAACGCCCCCGCGAGGTGGTATGTCACAAGAAGAAATGCAACAAGAGTATCGTCAAAGATACGCTCAATAAACAACAAAGCCCCTAAGCAGTGATGCCTAGGGGCTTTTTTTTAGTCTTCTAATTCCAATACTTCAGGGTCTAGCTCACTGAACTCACCGATGTAGATGGAGAAGAAAGGGATACGAATAATAAGCCCCTCGTAGGCGGCTACAAACCTTCCCTCATCATCCCCTAACACATGGCAGATGTTGTCGTTATGCTCAATGTCAAAGCCCATTCCTAGCCGATAGTTAATATGAATGCTCATTCTTATTGTCCTCATGGTTAATACGTGCGATGATGTAATTCTTAACCAAGCTGGAACGCACAATGTCAGCCACTGAGAACTCAATCTCTGTAAACTCTTTCATTGTACGCAGGATGGTTAGGAACTCCAGCAACCCGCTCTTGTCATTCTTCTTGGTTAAATCCACTTGCCTATAGTCTCCACATAGGAAGAACTTAGACGTGTGTCCGATACGAGTGATAATAGTATCAAGTTCGTGCATCGTACAGTTTTGACTCTCATCCAAGATAACGATTGCATTGTTAAACGTAGTGCCTCGGATGAACGAAGTGGACAGGAATTCTACATAACCCTGTTCGACCAGTCTATCCCACGCATCCTTACGCTTAAACAATTCAGCCGCTATCTGCTTGTACGGCTCGGTGAACTGATTCATCTTTTCCTCGGCATCTCCCGGTAGGTGACCCATCTCCCGACTTTGCACACTACTGCGGATGATAACCAGCTTCTGATAGGGGTTACTCTTATCCATAACCTCCTCCAGTGCCTTATAGAAAGCAATGTAAGTCTTACCCGTACCAGCAACACCAGACAGAGCACAGAAGTAATGACCTTGCTGGTAGGCATCAAAGAACTCTTTCTGCTTCTCTGTCTTCGGTTGGATGGTTAG